AACACACCCTGTATTAGCTGAAGCAGTAACTCAGTTTCAAGCGATGGCGTATAAAGAATTATTACCAAGTGATGGTCCAGTAAGAACCCAGATCCTTGGTGCAGTAAACCCGATGAAAGAACAACAAGCTCAACGTGTAAAAGATTTTATGAACTATCAGATCATGGATCAGATGCAAGAGTACGAACCTGAGTTTGATCAAATGTTATTTCATTTACCTTTAGCAGGTTCTGCATTTAAAAAAGTTTACTATGACGATTTACTAGGACGAGCTGTTTCAAAGTTTGTCCCTGCAGATGATTTAATTGTTCCGTACACGGCTACCTCATTAGACGATGCGGAAGCAATTATTCATCGAATTAAAATTTCAGGAAATGATTTAAGAAAACAACAAGTGGTAGGTTTTTATAAAGATATTGAATTAGGACAACCTGCAGACATTGAAAATAAATTAGAACAAAAAGAGAGAGAACTTGAAGGATCTAGAAAATCAGGAAGACCTGAAGACATGTACACGTTATTAGAATGTCATGTTAATTTAGATTTAGAAGGTTTTGAAGATATGGGTCCTGATGGTCAGCCAACAGGAATTAAACTTCCTTACATTGTAACGATTGATGAGACATCAAGTAAAATTTTATCTATTAGAAGAAATTACAAAGCAGAAGATCCAAAGAAAAATAAAACTCAATACTTTGTTCATTTTAAATTTTTACCAGGACTTGGGTTTTATGGTTTTGGATTAATACATATGATTGGCGGTTTATCACGAACGGCAACTTCAGCCTTACGTCAATTACTAGATGCAGGTACGCTCTCCAATCTACCTGCAGGATTTAAACAAAGAGGTGTAAGAGTTAGAGATGAAGCAGCTCCTATTCAGCCCGGTGAATTTAAAGATGTAGATGCACCCGGTGGATCATTAAGAGACGCTTTCTATCCTTTACCTTACAAAGAACCATCACAGACTTTATTACAATTGATGGGTATCGTAGTTCAAGCAGGTCAAAGATTTGCTTCAATATCTGAAATGCAAGTGGGTGAAGGTAATTCAAACGCTGCAGTAGGTACAACAATTGCTCTCCTTGAGCGAGGATCTAAAGTGATGTCTGCAATTCACAAAAGATTGTACACAGCACTTAAACAAGAATTTAAATTACTAGGAAAAGTTATTGCAACTTATCTTCCACCAAATTATCCTTACGATGTTGTAGGTGGGCAAAGACAGATTAAACAATTAGACTTTGATGACAGAGTAGATATTTTACCTGTAGCTGATCCAAATATTTTTTCTATGTCTCAAAGAATTACTTTGGCTCAAACCGAATTACAATTAGCAACATCAAGTCCACAGATTCATAATTTATATGCCGTGTATAGAAACATGTACAATGCGTTAGGAGTTAAAAATATAGATCAAATTTTACCTCCACCTCCGCCACCAGCACCAAAAGATCCAAGCTTAGAGCACATTGATGCAATGGCAGCTAAACCTTTTCAAGCTTTCACAGGTCAGGACCACAGAGCACATATTACATCTCACTTGAATTTTATGTCTACAAACATGGTTAGAAATAATCCTGCTATTATGGCATCTATTCAGAAAAATATTTTAGAACATATTTCTTTAATGGCTCAAGAACAGGTTCAATTAGAGTTTAGAGAACAAATGCAACAAATGATGATGATGCAACAACAAGCACAGATGAATCCACAAGTTGCCCAACAAGTTCAAATGCTAACACAAAAGATTGAATCAAGAAAAGCTATCTTAATTGCTGAAATGACAGAAGAATTTATGAAGGAAGAGAAGAAAATTACATCACAATTTGATTCAGATCCTTTATTAAAACTAAAAGCTAGAGAAGTTGATCTTAGAGCTATGGAAAATGAGCGTAAGAGAGAAGCAGATGAGTCTAAAGCTAATTTAGATAGAGCTAAATTAATGCAAGCTAAAGATATTTCAGAAGATAAGCTGGAACAGAACGAAGATTTGGCTAAATTAAGAGCTGGAGTTTCCCTTGCTAAATCAGGAATGCAGTCTGCTGTCGTAGAAATAGACGATTAATAAGAAAAAGCATGACAAAATCAAATAAAAAAGTTAAAACAATATAAAAACGGAGATAAATTATGATGAACTATAAAAAATCTAAAAAAGTAGCAATACCTTCTCAGAATGTTGAAGTAGATCCTAGATCTAAAACAACAGCTGATGGTGCTTTTAACTATATTCCTACAGGAGATAAGGAAAAAGTTAGAGGAACTAAAAGAATGTTACCGGAAAAGAAAAAAACAGCAACTTGGTACTAACCTATGTGGTTCTCGGCAATTAAATTAGCCGTTTCTGCTGGTAGTAAAATTTATGCTAACCGTCAGAAAACGAAAATGGCAATGTCTGATGCACAATTAATGCATGCAGAAAAAATGGCTCGTGGTGAGGAATCTTACCAAGGCAAATTGCTAGAAGCTAGACAATCTGACTGGAAGGACGAGGCCGTTCTTATAATATTGTCAACGCCGATTGCAATTTTGGCCTGGGCAGTGATATCGGACGACCCAACTGCGATGGACAAGGTAAAACTGTTTTTCGATATGTTCTCAGAACTTCCGAAATGGTTCACAAATTTATGGATACTTGTAGTTGCAAGTATTTATGGTATAAAAGGAACACAAATATTTAAAGGAGTAAAAAAATAATGGCAAATAACAGATTTAATAAACAAGTTTCACCTAAAGGATATAAAATGGGCGGAAGAACTAAAAAAATGACTGAAACCCAAAAACAAGCTGCTAAAAAAACAGGAAAAAAAGTTATGAAGATAGCTGATAAAATCGGCAAAATAGTAATTCCTGGTGCAGGAGTAGCAGATACAACAGTTAAATTTGCAAAACGTTTAGGAGGAAAAAAATAATGGCAAACAGACTATACAACAAACAAGTAGCTAACCCAAGAGTAGCTCTTAAAAAAGGTGGCTTCTTAAAAAAAGTCGGTAAGGCAGCAGCAGGGGTAGGTGCAGCTGTTTTAGCAGCTAAAGGTTTTAGAAAAAAACCAGCCGCTAAGAAAAAAGATACAAGAGATGCAGTAGACAAATACTTTGCTAAAAAAGGTATGTCTCTTAAAACAGGAGATGCAAGTGCAGCAGAAGCTATGGCTAAATCAGATAGAGATAAAAAAATCTTTAGAAGAGGCTTAGATAAAATAGCAGCAGCTGGTGGTGTTTCTAAATTAAAAGACGGTGGATCAGCAATGAAACCTGTAGATAAAAATAAAAACCCAGGCTTAGCTAAGTTACCAACTAAAGTTCGAAACAAAATGGGCTTTATGAAAAAGGGTGGCAAGGTTAAATAATGTGGAACTGGATAAAAAATTTATTCAGTTTTAAAAAAGAACTTCCTGTAATTATCACAGAAGAGGTTAAAGTTGGACATTGTGATAACCATTTTAAATACAAACATAGATGTCCTGATTGTGTAGAGGTAGCTAATGGCTAAACTTTGTGCAAAAGGAAAAGCAGCAGCAAAAAGAAAATTTAAAGTTTATCCTTCAGCATATGCAAACATGTATGCATCAGGTGTATGCTCTGGTAAAATTACACCAGGCGGTAAAAGAAATAAAAAAGCTAAAGGCGGCTTGATCAAAGGTCAAGGTTGTGAAATCAGATAATGGGTTTACGCAAATGGGTTCAAGAGAAATGGGTAGACATCGGAGCGCCGAAGAAGAACGGCAAATTTCAACCGTGCGGAAGAAGCAAAGGGAGCAAACGGAAGTATCCAAAATGCGTACCACTTGCCAAAGCCACACGAATGACAAGCTCGCAAAGGGCGAGTGCTGTCAAACGAAAAAGACAAGCGTCTAACGTTGGACCAAAACCAACAAACGTTGCAACATTTGCAAAGAGAACTAAAAAAGCAAGTGGTGGTTCAATAGGTGATAGAATGGTTAGACAGGCTCAAAGAAATTATAGAGGTAGTTATATCTCTGGAGATTTAGGTGGAGTAAAAGTTTCAAATCCTAGTTTAGCAAAATATTATGGAAAGAAAATACTCCCATGAGAAAAGATTATTTAACAAGAGA